GAAGATGAACACACTCTCATTTATGAGACAGAAAGTTCTGATCGTTCTTTTGAAGAAGAAGTAAAGCTGTCTGGATTTGCTGCTGCACCAGTTAAAGCTGAAGGCTCTGCCATCAGTTATGACTCTGCACAGGAGTCTTTTACAGCTCGCTATAACCACGAAACAATTGCTATGGGCTTCAGTATTACTGAAGAAGCAATGGAAGATAATCTTTACGATTCGCTTTCTGCTCGCTACACCAAAGCTCTTGCTCGCGCTATGGCATACACGAAGCAAGTTAAGTCGGTATTCCCTCTTAACAATGGCTTCTCAAATAGTTATCAGTCTGGTGATGGTGTAAACCTGTTCACTGCATCTGGTGACGGAGTAACCGGAGGTGATGGTCACCCCTTGGTTAGTGGTGGCAAAAACAACAACCGTCCTGTGACGGCTGCTGACCTTAATGAAACATCTTTGGAAAATGCAATTATTGATATTGCAGCATTCACTGATGAAAGAGGTTTGTTAATTGCTGCTCGCCCTCGTCGTTTGATTGTTCCACCCGCTTTGATGTTTACAGCAGATCGCTTGCTTGAATCTACTCAGCGAGTTGGCACAGCAGATAATGACATTAACTCTATTCGCAATATGGGCGCAATCCCAGAAGGTTATAGCGTTAATCATTACCTCACCGACAGCAACGCTTTCTTTATCATTACGGATATCCCTAATGGTATGAAGCACTTTGAAAGAACCGCACTTGAAACTTCTATGGACGGTGACTTCGATACAGGTAACGTGCGCTATAAAGCGCGTGAACGTTACTCGTTTGGAGTATCTGATCCACTTGGAGTTTACGGGTCTCCCGGTTCAAGTTAAACTTAAGGGGGGCATTAGCCCCCTTTTTGTTATAATAATTCCTGACAGATGTTTCACATGAAACACTGACAATCCCAAGACAGGAGAAATCACATGGGAACTACTACTTTTTCTGGCCCAATTAAAGCTGGAACTCTTAAAGATACTACTGGATCTACCGTTGGCACTGATGTAGCAAACGTTGGATCTGTTGTTATGGCGCAATCAGCCGTTCTAGATATTATTGGCGCAGACGCTTTAAATCAGCAAGTTGCTGTTGTTCCAGCAAACTCACAGATTGTGGATGTTATTTTAAACGTTACAACTGTAAGCAATGATGGCGGCACTGCTACAGTAGCAGTAGGAACTTCTGCTGACGGAGATGCATTTATATCTGCAACTAACGTTAAGGCACTAGCCACTACTCACGGTACTCTTGATACGGAAGCCACGGACGTTGGTACGACAGACATTTATGTTTATGCTGACTTTGTTGCGGGTAACGAAGATGGTACTACTGGAGCAGCTACAGCTACTGTCCTTTATATCCAAAACAATAACCTTTCTTAATTGTATAGGGGGCTTTGCCCCCTTTATTGGAGGACGCAATGGCTGATGCAGTAGCGACACAAACTATTCAAGACGATGGCAAAACGGCCATCTTTCGATTTACAAATGTTTCTGATGGCTCAGGAGAGGCGGCTGTCGTAAAGATAGATGCGTCTGCCCTTGCTCCAGATCCTATGACTAATGCTGCCTGCTCTTCCGTAACGATTCAGCAGATTTATTATGTGACTATCGGTATGGGCGTAAAGATACTTTTTGACGCAACTACCGATGTTCTTGCTTGGCAGCTTCAATCTGACTGGTCAGACACTTTAGACTTCACAGGATTTACAGGTATCCCTAATAATTCTGCAGCAGGTAAAACTGGCGACATTTCGTTTACTACAGTAGGCGCAAGCAGCGGTGATGTTTATAACATTGTTATGCAGGTTAGTAAGAGTTACGGATAATGGCAGCTAAAAAGAAAGCGCCAGCTAAGAAAAAAGCTAAGTCTCGTGTTAATGAAGCGGGCAACTACACCAAGCCTGCTTTAAGAAAGCGATTGTTTAATCAGATTAAATCTGGATCTAAAGGTGGATCAAGCGGCCAGTGGTCTGCTAGAAAAGCTCAGATGTTAGCAAAACGTTACAAGGCTGCTGGCGGAGGTTATAAAGACTAATGGCTCTTAAGAAACCTCAGAAGTCCCTTAAAAAGTGGACAAAAGAAAAGTGGGGAACCAAGTCTGGCAAACCTTCTACCCAAGGTAAGACGGCTACGGGTGAGCGTTATCTGCCAAAGAAAGCTATAAAAGCTTTAACCGACAAAGAGTATAAAGCTACTTCTAGAAAGAAAAAGTCTGACAAAGAAAAAGGTAAGCAGCATTCACCACAGCCAAAAAAGATAGCAAGGAAAACTGCGAGGCATAGATAATGGCTACTAGAAAGCCAGCAAAAGGAAAAGCAAAGGTTAAGGTAACTTCGACTGGAAAGAAAGTTAGCTACGGACAAGCGGGTAAAGCAAAAGGCGGTGGCCCAAGAGTTAAGCCGGGAACAAGCAAAGGCGACAGCTATTGTGCAAGAAGTTTGGGCATTAAGAAAAGACTCCCTAAGAAAAAACAAAACGATCCAAATACGCCAAACAATCTTTCTAGAAAACGATGGAAGTGTTCTGGGGCCAAGTCTAATCGAAAGTAATAAATTTGGAGAAAAGTAATGGGTTTAAAATTAACAGACATTTCGCCAGCAGCCTCTTTAATTAAAGGTGAAGGACTTATGAATTACGCAGGTATCATTCCTGCGATGCTTACTGAAAAAAGAAAAAAGAACAAAAAAAAAGAAGCAGAAGCTATGGAATTAAAAGAAACAGAAAAGTTAAAAGCTGAGCGTATGGTTTCAGAAGCTTCTAAAATGAAAGCAGGCGGAAGAACAAGATCAAAGCCTATTGATGGGTTAGCTGTTCGCGGAAAAACTAAGGGTCGCTTTGTTTAATGGCTACTAGTGGCACATTTTCTTTTAACTTAGATCTTGGCGAAGCTATAGAAGAAGCTTTTGAAAGAGCTGGGTTAGAACTTCGTAGTGGTTATGATTACAAAACTGCTAGAAGAAGCATTGATCTGCTAATGCTTGAGTGGCAAAACCGTGGCTTAAACTTGTGGACAGTTAACTTTGGAACGCAAGCTTTAACTGCGGGCACAAACTCTTATACATTAGATGGCAAGATATTTGATATTGTCGAAGGTTTTCTTAGAACAGATGCCGGAGATGTGCAAAGTCAGTTTGATCAAAGCATGTCTAGGATATCTATAAGCCAATATTCTCACCTATCTAATAAGCTTACTCAGTCTAAGCCGCTAGAGTATTACGTTCAAAGAACGCCGACAGGTGTTGTCATAAATCTCTGGCCTACTCCAGATGGTCAAGAGACGTACACTTTTGGCTACTATTATATGGAAAGAATAGAAGATGCTGGTAAGCCAGCAAGCAATAACATGGACATTCCTGCTAGATACTTGCCGTGCTTTGTTGCTGGTTTAGCTTATAACTTGGCTATAAAGTATCCAGAAGCAGCAGAAAGAGCGCCTTTGTTAAAAGGAGAATACCAAGAACAATGGGACTTAGCTTCTGATGCCGCTAGAGAAAAAGCTTCTCTTTTTGTTTCTCCGGGAGGTTATCAGTTTTGAGTTATGCTAGCGGAAAGTATGCTTTTGGTTATTGTGATCGAACCGGATTCAGGTATCCAAAAAAAGATTTGGTTCCGCAGATTGTTAATCAAAGACCTACAGGCTTGCTTGTTGGCAAGGATGTTTTAGATCAAGATCAACCTCAGTTGCAGCTAGGAAAGGTTCGATTAGATGACCCTCAAGCATTAAGAAACCCAAGACCAGATCAGTCTTTGCAGGAAAGCAGAGAGTATTTTGCTTGGAATCCAGTTGGGGGCGGCGTGTCAGCTTTGGGCAGCAGAACAATTGGATTAGATATTGAAGGCCAAATAGGCAATGTGACGGTGGTGACGTAATGGCTTGGACGTTTACAACTCTTAAGCAGGCTATTCAGGACTATACTCAAAATAGCGAAACAACGTTTGTTAATAATTTGTCTGTAATTATTACGCAAGCAGAAGACAGGATTTTAAAATCTGTTCAGCTTCCAGACTTTAGAAAAAATTCTACAGGAATAACAACTTCTGGTAATGCTTACTTAGCAACGCCTTCTGATTTTTTAGCTCCGTACTCATTAGCTGTTGATAACAGTGGCTATGAGTTTTTGTTATTTAAAGACGTAAACTTTATTAGAGAAGCTTACCCAAGTTCTTCTACAGAAGGTGTTCCAAAATACTATGGATTATTTTCTGATGCTAATTTTATTATTGGCCCTACACCCCAAAGCAATTACAATGTAGAGCTTCATTACTTTTATAAGCCGGAGTCTATAACAGTCTCTTCTGATGGCACTAGTTGGCTAGGCACTAATGCAGAAAGCAGTTTGCTTTACGGATGTCTTGTTGAGTCATACACGTTTATGAAAGGAAATCCTGATTTAATGCAAGTTTATAATACTAGATACATGGAAGCTTTAGAAAACCTTAAAGCACTTGGAGAAGGTTATAGTACTACAGACAGTTATAGGTCTGGATCTGTAAGGGCTGCTAGATAATGTTTGACATAACAGTAGGAAACGTTGGCTCTGTTAAAGTACTAACAACCAATAACAAAGGATTTCCCATTGAATATTGGGCTGACAGAGCAACAAGCACTATAATATCGGTAGGAGATAAAAGCCACCCACTTATCTCTGAGCAGGCTGAAGTTTTTAAAAGCCAAATAAAAGATGTTATTTCTTTCTACATGAAAGAAGCTGTTAATAGCAATAAGACAACAATGATTGCAGAACTTGAATCTAAAGAATATCCGGAAATAGCAGAAATAATAAGGAGCCTATAATGGCTATTACTCAGGCAATGTGTACTTCTTTTAAAAAAGAATTGCTAGAAGCAAAGCACAATTTTACAGCAGCAAGTAATGTTTTCAAGCTTGCTCTTTATACAAGCTCTGCAAGTCTTGCAGCTTCGACTACAGCTTATACTTCTAGCGGGGAGTCCAGTGGTAGTGGCTATACAGCTAAGGGTGCTTTTTTAACAAGCGTAACACCTACTAGTTCTGGCACAACTGGATTTACAGACTTTAACGACCTTACTTTTAGTTCGGCTTCGGTTACGGCAAGAGGTGCTTTGATTTTTAACGAAGCAGCTTCTGGTGACCCAAGCGTTTGTGTTTTAGATTTTGGCGCAGATAAAACATCTACTGCTGGTGATTTTACAATTACCTTTCCTACAGCAGATGCAAGTAACGCCATTATAAGAATTGCGTAGAATATTTAGTGGCTAATGTCACTGTTGCGTTTCAAGGTTGGAACAGTTCTAACCAAAGCTGGGGCGATGCTGGCTGGGGAGAAAGCGTTCCTCTTGCTCAAGGATCATCTGCACTTGGCACAGTTTCGGTTTCGGCAGATGCAAATGTTTCTCTTACAGGGTTATCTGGAACATCTGCGCTTGGCACAGTTTCGGTTTCAGCAGATGCTCAAGTATCAGTTACAGGCGTATCTGCATCTGGAACTGTTGGCTCTGTATCTATTACAGCAGATTCAAATGTTTCTGTTACAGGTGTTTCGGCTACTGGTTCAGTTGGTAGTGTTACCGTTTCTGCGGATTCAGAAGTTTCTGTCACTGGTGTTGCGGCATCAGGGGGAATTAATAGTGTTACTGTTACAGCGGCTGCAAATGTTTCTCCATCAGGCTTGGCTGTCAGCGGATCTATTGGTACGGTTTCAGTTTCTGCAGATGCAAACTGTAGTGTTACTGGGGTATCTTCGACGGGTTCCATTGGCAATGTTACTGTTATCATTGATGTTGATGTTTCGGTTGCTGGAGTTTCTTGCCAAGGACAAGTCGGAACGATACTTGTTTGGAGTAAAATAAATCCTAATCAAAACCCTAATTGGAATCCTATATCTGCAAGTCAAACACCGAACTGGAGTTCTATATCTGCAAGTCAAACACCAAACTGGAGCTCTATATCCGCGAATCAAACGCCAAGTTGGAATTCAGTATCAGCAAGTCAAACACCAAACTGGCAAGAAGAGGCAGCTTAAATGGCAACGTATGTAAATGATCTTAGATTAAAAGAAATAAGCACTGGCGATGAAGCCGGAACATGGGGTACATCAACAAATACTAACCTTGAGTTAATTGGCGAAGCACTAGGTTATGCAACTCAGCAGGTGTTTAGTTCCGATGCTGACGCAACAACTACCGTTGCAGATGGTACTTCAGATCCTGCTCGTGCAATGTACTTTAAGATTACTTCTGCTGGCAGTTTGACGGCAACAAGAACTTGTACGATTGCACCTAATACTTTATCTCGCGTGATGTTTATAGAGAATGCAACTACAGGATCACAATCGATTGCAATCTCTCAAGGCTCTGGGGCTAACGTTACCATTCTTACAGGTAAAACGGCGATTGTTTATTTAGATGGTGCAGGCTCAGGCGCAGCGGTAGTTGATGCGATGGCGGGCGTTGATCCGGGCGTAACAGATACGCTGACAGAAGTGTTGGTTGCAGGTAACACCTCCGGCGGCACTAATATAGAACTTAGCACAACAGACAAAGTTCAGTTCCGCGATGCCGCAATCTACATAAACTCAAGCGCAGACGGACAGCTTGACATCGTTGCTGACACTGAGATTCAGATAGCTGCTACCACCGTAGACCTGAATGGTAACTTAGATGTATCTGGCACTGTTGTCGCAGGCGGCGTAGTAACAGCCAACGCGGGTGTAGTAGTAGATAACATTACGATAGATGGCAATGAGATTGACGTAAGTTCAGGCGACCTAACCCTCGACGTTGCAGGAGACATCCTCCTTGATGCGGATGGTGCAGACATCAAACTTTTAAATGGCGGCACTCACTGGGGTTCTCTGTACACAAACTCTACGCCAAATAATTTGTATTTGCAGAACATGGTATCAGACGGTGATATTTATTTATCCGGGTCTGACGGTGGCTCAAGCATCAATGCTATTGTTTTAGATATGTCAGAAGCAGGTGCGGCTACGTTTAACGCAGGCATCACAGCCACTACGGCTACGTTCTCCGGTGACGTTTACGCAGGCGGAGCAACAGCGCCTTATTTTACTAGTTCGGAAACAATAACAGCGCCAACCGTCGCATTTAGACCGTCTTCCGCAACTATAGCGGCTCTATATGCTGGTAACGCAACCGCTGACGGCCCGCTCATAAAACTGATGGATACCGGCGGAACCGCACGCGCGACTATTTCAATAGAAAACAGTACAGCCAAAACTCTACTCACTCCCACTCATGGATTAAAGGTGGTGGGCGATCAAGAAGTCACGGGCTCTATATCCACACCAACGCTAGGAACCTCTAACGTCCGCTTTGGTGTCAACGCAGGTAACAGCATTGTAAGCGGTGGTAATTATAATACTGTCGTGGGCGATGAAGCAGGTACTGCGATTACTACTGGTGATAACAATGTTGGCATAGGCAGTAACTCGCTTGCTTCAAACACTACAGGAACTCAAAATACTGCGGTCGGTGCTTTTTCTTTAGACGCAAACACCACGGCAGACAATAATACAGCGGTAGGCGGCTCTGCTTTAGGACAGAACACTACTGGAGCAAACAACACTGCCTTGGGCAGAAGCACTTTAACTGCAAACACCACAGGCTCTAGTAATACCGCGGTTGGTGTGGATTCCCTGCTTTCCAACACAACAGGCGAAACTAATACTGGCGTAGGTAGAAGAGCATTAGAGGACAACACTACTGGCTCCAATCATATAGCTATGGGCTACGGCGCTCTGCGGAATAACACAACAGGAAGCAATAATGTTGCCCTTGGTTATTTAGCAATGGACATAAATACAACTGGTGCTAGTAACGTGGCCGTGGGTTTTCAGGCGCTAAAAGCAAACACAACTGCCTCTAACAACACAGCGATGGGTTACAACTCTTTAAGCGCAAACACCACAGGAACTGAAAATGTTGCCGTGGGTACTAATTCTTTAGATGCAAATACGGAGGGTTCTTATAACTCAGCCCTTGGCTATGGCGCTTTAGGTGGAAATACAACAGGAGTAAGAAATTCTGCTTTTGGTAGAGAGGCTTTAGTAGCGAACACCACAGGAGACTATAATGTCGCTGTCGGCATGGGTTCTTTAGACGCTAACACGACTGCAGATAATAATACAGCAGTGGGCTATGCTTCTTTAGGTGCAAACACTACAGCTTCTGGCAACTCAGCTTTTGGTTATACCTCTTTAGCATCAAACACTACAGGTAATGCGAATGTTGCAGTAGGACAAAGCGCACTGTACGCGAACACCACCGGCACACAAAACACCGCAGTAGGCACAGTATCTTTAGACGCAAACTCTACTGGCGGAAGCAATACCGCAGTAGGTACAAGTGCTTTAGGTGCTAATACCACAGCTTCTAATAATACTGCGGTAGGAACAGGTGGTTTAGCAGCAAACACCACAGGCACAAACAATACGGCAGTGGGTAGAAGTGCTTTAAATGCAAACACCACAGGCACACAAAATACCGCGGTGGGTAAAGGCGCAGGTTCATCTATTACTACAGGCAGTTATAGTGTCTTTATAGGAGATGCTGCCGGAGATGCTGTAACTACTGCTGACAGTAATGTGGCAGTTGGTCAAAATGCACTGACAAGTACCACTACCGGAACTGCAAATACTGCCATAGGTAGACAATCTTTACAAATCAATACTACTGCATCAAATAATACTGCTGTCGGCCATCAGACTCTTTTAAATAATACTGGTGCTGGAAATACCGCATTAGGAGCTTTTGTTTTAGACGCTAACACGACAGGTACGACAAACACTGGTCTTGGATATGCAGCTTTAAGTAGTAATACCACGGCAGCAAATAACGTAGCAGTTGGCAATAGTGCTTTACTTTCAAACACCACAGGCGCAAACAACGTAGGGGTTGGTGATACTGCTCTATACGCAAACACCACCGCTTCTTACAACACGGCAGTGGGTAAAAGTGCTTTAGTAGCGAACACCACAGGTGATCACAATGTAGGTATGGGCTATCAAGCTTTACATGCTAACACTGTCGGTGATAGGTCAGTAGCAATAGGAAATAATGCGCTACGTCTGCAAAACCCTGCCTCAAATACAGACATGTATAACGTTGCTATCGGTTACGATGCAGGGCAAACAGTAACCACAGCTACCCGCGCTACCCTAATCGGCGGTCTTGCAGGTGATGCTCTTACTTCTGGAGGTTCTAACGTAGCGGTTGGTTATAGTGCGTTAGGCGCAACCACCACAGGCGCTGCTAATGTAGCATTAGGTGATGCCGCATTAAACTCCAACACTACCGCCTCTAACAACATTGCCGTTGGACATCATGCTTTATCAGCAAACACCACAGGTACTTATAATGCAGCTATTGGTTCGTCTGCGTTAGTTGCTGAGACAACAGGAGGCAGGTCTATTGGCATAGGCTATTTTGCTTTAGGTAGTCAAAACTTTACCGATTCAACTGCTGCTTATAATATAGGCATTGGACACAACGCCGGAGCAGCAATAACCACAGGCGCATCTAATACGCTTGTAGGTGGACGCGTTGGAAATGCAATTACTACTGGCCATTCTAATTCTTTTATTGGGCGCGACTCAGGTTTCGGCATAACAGAAGGTAATCAAAATGTAGCAATGGGACGGTTAGCTTTAAGGCTAGATACTAAAGGAACTGGCTCAGTCGCTATTGGTTACGAAACGCTATACAACCAAAACTTTACAACGGCAACTACTACCTACAACACGGCTGTCGGGTACGGCGCAGGTAATGCAGTAACCACAGGCACAGAAAACACGTTAATCGGTGCACTTGCAGGGGATGCGCTTACTGTCGGAAACACTAATGTTGCAGTAGGAACCCATGCTCTTAGTGCTGATACCAAAGGCGATAGAAACGTAGCTATTGGACGAGCCGCACTACAGTCTCAAAACTTTACAACTTCTACAGATTCTTATAACACAGCAGTTGGTTACGGCACTGGAGAATTAATAACCACAGGTGTTCAGAACACCCTGATCGGTGGTTTAGCAGGTGATGCCTTAACTGATGCAGATAATAATGTTGCTGTCGGGTATAGCTCTTTAGGCGCTAACACTGTAGGTAGTCGCTCAACCGCTGTTGGTACTTATGCACTTGAAGTTCAAAACCCTGCTTCAGCAGCTAACATGTACAACACAGCATTGGGTTATGGTTCAGGACAATCAGTAACCACAGGCACAAACAATACCCTTATGGGTGGCTTATCAGGCAACTCTCTTACTACGGGCAGTCAGAACGTGGCACTTGGCCTGAATGCGCTGCAAACGGAAGACACTGGCGGCAGGAGTGTTGCGATTGGTGCTTATACATTAAACGCACAGAATTATGATGGTCTTGCCTATAATACAGCGGTCGGTTATAGCGCAGGTAATGCAGTAACCACAGGCACAGAAAACACCCTCATTGGTGGACTAGCGGGTGATGCTTTAACAGATGCTGATTATAATGTTGCTATAGGTTATTTAGCTTTATCAGGCGATACTTTAGGCTCAAGGTCAGTAGCCATAGGTCGTAGTGCATTACAAGTTCAAAACTTTACTTCAGCTACAAATGCTTACAATGTTGCTATTGGTTTTCAATGTGGAGATTCAGTAACCACAGGCGTTCAAAATACGCTCATCGGTGGATTAACAGGTGATGCTTTAACTGACGCTGATTATAACGTAGCACTAGGCTATCACGCCTTATCAGGAGATACATTAGGAAGTAAAACAACAGCGATTGGTGTAGGCGCTTTAGAAGCGCAAAACTTTACATCAGCTACAGATTCTTTTAACACAGCCGTGGGGTATACAGCAGGAGCCGCAGTAACCACAGGCGTAAACAACACATTCGTGG